TGTTGGTAAGTTACCTGTAGTTTCTTGTATAACTTCGTATAGTACACCTTTATATTTTATAGTTTCGCCTATAGCATATGTAACAGTTTCGTCATAATCACCTAAAAATAAATCATCATTTTCAGGACGTTCTAAAATATCTTTATATTCTTGACTATCAACTATTGCTTTTAATTTTAGTCTATATAAATGTGGATACCATGTAGGAGAAAATCCTTCAGCTGCTCTGTTAACGTCTTCGACTACATAATATCTTTTAAGACTAGTAGCAAAATCATTCTCAGCATATTCGTCTTTTAAGTGGGGCAGTTCTATAACATCCCCGCTCATAATTTTTCTTCCGATTGCAGTAACACTTGATGTAATATGTATAGTCATAAACAAAGTATCATTACTTAGAAACAAACCAAACTGGCTTAAATCAAAATCAATATCTTGTATATTGTATACAGCTCTAACAGTGTATATGTCGGAATCGTATTTACGATCTCTATTTTCTAAAAATAGCAAATCTTGTATTTGTGTATGATCCTTTACTGATTCACCGTCGTCTGTACCTATATACTTGTGTATATTAATATCAGTACCGCCGATAGTAAACATTTCATAGATACGTTGATCCATGAATTTGTAATCATTACCTTTTTGTGGTTTGTATAAACTTAATCTTGGCATATACATATTTATCGAAAAGGCTTTAATGATAAATACTAGTACGGAGACAATCAATAATGACAGATATAATTAAGCAAAAACAAGAAGTTTATGATTACGTTCATACGCTATTAGGTGGCGGGATGGTCGATGTTGAACTTGATCCTGCACATTACGAAATAGGATTAGGCAAAGCATTATCAAAATATAGACAACGAAGCGATCACAGTGTAGAAGAATCGTATATTTTCTTACCATTAATAGAAGACACTAACGATTATATTTTACCAAAAGAAGTAATTGAAGTCAGAAAGATTTTCCGTAGATCAATTGGTTCGAGAACAGGCAACGGCGGTGGCGGAACAGTATTTGAACCATTTAACCTTGCATATACAAACACGTACTTACTAAGTGGTTCTACTCAAATGGGCGGACTAGCAACGTATGATATGTTTGCTCAATACCAAGAATTAGTTGGCAGAATGTTTGGATCATATATTGAATTTAAATGGAACTCCCCAACTAAAAAACTTACATTATTCCAACGTCCAAGAGCGAATGAAGAAGTATTATTAATGTGTTATAATCATAGGCCAGATAGTCAGTTATTAGAAGACTATCTTGCAAGCCAGTGGATCAAAGATTACACATTGGCTAACTGCAAATATATGCTAGGAGAAGCACGTAGTAAGTTTGCTACTATTGCTGGACCACAAGGCGGAACAAGTCTTAATGGCGACACACTTAAAGCAGAAGCCGTACAAGAAATGGAAAAACTAGAAGCCGACGTGAGCAACCAAGTTGCTGGCGGCGCAGGCTACGGTTTCCTAATTGGTTAAAATACCCTAACAATTAAGGTTGACACACTTCCTTATCTAGTGTATACTATAAAGTATATTCAATAAGGAGTAATGCGTGTTACCTAAACTATTAGTCGTTGGCCACGGCCGTCATGGCAAAGATACTGTATGTGAACTATTAGAAACATACGGTTATACATTCCAATCATCAAGTAAATTTTGTTCAGAGTTGTTTATTTTCAACGACTTAAAAGATCAGTACGGATATGCAAATGAGGAAGAGTGCTATGCAGATAGGCACAATCATCGTACTGAATGGTATAATATGATACATAATTATTGTAAAGACGACTTAGCACGTTTAGGGCGTGACTTATTTGACGAACATGATATCTATTGCGGCCTGCGTAATAAACGTGAATTCTTTGCAATGCAGAATGAAGAAATATTTGATTATGCTATTTGGGTAGATAGAGGAGATCACTTACCTAGTGAGAGTCCTAGTTCAATGAGTATTGAGCAATGGATGTGTGATTACACTATTGACAATAATGGCGACTTGCAACGGTTAAAAAAGAATGTTGATATATTGATTAGAACAATATTTAAAAATCGGGGACTAAGTCTCCCTGCCTCCAGCGATTACCTTCTTTCTGAATTATTCGTTGACAGTTAGCACAAATTGTTTTTAAATTATTTGCTCGACAGTTAGTTAAGTCACCGTCTATATGATAAACATCAAACTGCTCAGAGTAATTACTTTTGAATCCACACTTTTCACAATGTGATTTTTTTTCGTAGCCGTGTCTCGCCCAACGAGGTACGCCTTTTGATATCCCGTTATACCTAGCACAACTTTCACATTTTGATCTATAAAACGTTTTATTATCTTTGTAATAGTTAATTGCTGCTGGCTTTTTCTTACAATTTTTACATAATGGACGCATACAGTTATTTAGCTGCCCTTTATGATCCCTTTTTAGGGTGATATATTAGGGTGATTTTTATTATATATGCTAAATAATAGTAATAACAGCTCATTCAGATAGGAGATCAAAAATGGCATTAACATCACCAGGCGTAGAGGTTAAGGTAATTGACGAGAGTTTTTACACTCCGGCAGAACCTGGAACTGTACCAATGATATTCGTTGCTACCGCAGAAAATAAAACAAACGGTAGTGGCTCAGGAACGGCAGACGCAACATTAAAAGCTAACGCTGAAAAACCTGTACTTTTAACATCGCAGAGAGACCTTGCAGAAAAGTTCGGCGATCCAATTTTTTACACTGACGCAAACAACAATCCAGTACACGGCGGAGAACTTAACGAGTACGGACTGCAAGCAGCATACTCACTTTTAGGAGTAAGCAACGCAGTATACGTAACTAGAGCAGATATTGACTTAGGTCAATTACAGCCAACAGCTGAAGCACCAAGTGCAGATCCAGCAGACGGAACAAACTGGTTAGATACACAGAATACAGCATACGGCATATTTGAATGGAACGGTGCATCGGCTGCAACAGTAGACGGACAAACATTCCAAGTTAAGACTCCTATTGTTATTACTGACACAACAAAAATTGCACTAAGCGGATCTCCTAAGGCGTCAGTAGGACAAAAAGGCGAATATGCGATCAAAGCAACAACAAACGTTATTAAAGTTTTTTATAAAAACTATTTAGGCGAGTGGGTTGAAGTAGGAAGCAGTGATTGGGTTGACAGCTGGCCAGCAGTAGTTGCAAGTTCAACAGCACAATCATCCAACTTTGTTGGCGGATCAGCTACATTTACTTTGTCAGTAGGTGCAGTAGATTATACAATTGCTGAAGATGCAACATTAGCAGCAACAATTTCAGCAGCCAATGTACAGTTAGCAAATGCTAACACAGGTTGCAGACTTGAAATAATTGACGGCAAAGTACATATCTTTAACGATGCTACAAGCGACGAAACAATTACACTTCAAGCAGGCGCAGGCGCAGGCGGCGACTTACTTACACTATTAGGCCTTGCTGGAACAACAGCAAATAGCCCAATGCTACAAGTTAGTCCACATACAAGTGTACCAGAATTTAAAATGAATGACGGCACACCACGTCCTACAGGATCTGTATGGGTTAAGACTACTGAACCAAATCAAGGTGCTCGTTGGAGATACAAGCGTTGGAACAGCGAAACAGCATTATTTGATGCAGTTGAGTTACCACTTTACAAATCAAATGCAGATGCATTGTTTGGTTTAGACAGAGCAGGCGGCGGAACTAACTTATCAGCAGGCGAATCATATGCGTTATCAAATGCGCAAGGTACAACACCAGCTAGAGCATCATTTACAGTATATGAAAGATCAAATACAGGTACTACAAAAATTGAAAGTCCAGTTATTACAGGTCTTCCAGTAGGTGCAGAAACATTTACAATAGCTGAAACTGTTCCAGGACAGTCTAACTTTGGTGCACCAGTTACAGTATCATTTACATGTGACGGAACATCAGGCGATGCAGATACATTTGCAGGCGCAATTAACACAGCAGGCTTATTACATGTTGTTGCAAGTGTTAGTGCTGGCAAAATAGTAATTGAGCATACTAAGGGCGGAGATATTGAAATTAGTGATACTTCAGCAGCATTTAGTAATGCAGGATTTGCAGCATATGATTATGCTGATGGATCAGGTACACCTAATCTTTATATTGCAGTTGGAACTTCAGGATCAGATGCTACACTTACGTTTACTGCAAGTAACTGGAAAAAAGCAGTTCTTACAGCAGACGACGATGCTCCTTCAAGTTTAGCAAGTGATGGCCAAGTATGGTATAACTCAGTTGTTGACGAAGTTGATATTATGGTACATAACGGCGCTGACTGGAAAGGTTACAATAACGTATATCCAAACGCTGACCCAGCAGGACCACTTGTTACTGCATCTGAACCAACAAAACAATCAGATGGTTCTGATTTAGTAGAAGGCGACTTATGGATAAGCACAGCCAATATTGAAGAGTATCCAACAATTTATCGTTGGGACGCAATTCAATTGAAGTGGATCTTACTTGATAGTTCAGATCAAACAACTGAAAACGGCGTACTATTTGCAGATGCACGTTATAACACAGCAGGCGCAAACAGCGGCGAAGCAGGAGATATTGCAGAACTATTAGCTTCTGATCATGTTGACGGCGATTGCCCAAGCCCAGCATTATATCCAAGAGGTATGTTGTTATGGAACTTACGCAGAAGCGGATTTAACGTTAAGCGTTTTGTACGTAACTATGTTGATTTAAATACTGACAATGCTATAACAGGTGAAAGCCAAGCAAACTACTATCCACATCGTTGGGTAACAGCATCAGCTAACCAAGCAGATGGCTCAGGTAGCTTTGGTCGTAAAGCACAACGTCAAATCGTTATTACTAGCTTACAAGCAATGGTTGTTGGCAATGATGCATTAAGAGATGACGAAACAAGATTGTTTAATGTAATGGCTACACCAGGTTATCCAGAACTAATTGGTGAAATGGTAGGTCTAAACTATGATAGAGGCCTAAGTGCATTTATTGTAGGTGACAGTCCAATGAGATTGAAGCCAGACGCAACTTCACTAAATGAGTGGGGAACTAACGTTCGTTTAGCAGTTGAAGATAACGATGACGGTTTAGTTAGCAGAGATGAGTACATGGGTGTTTATTATCCAGCAGGCTTTACAAGTGATAACGTAGGTAACAATGTTGTTGTTCCTGCAAGTCATATGGCATTGCGTACAATTGCACTAAGTGATCAAGTTTCTTATCCATGGTTTGCTCCAGCAGGAACAAGACGTGGCGGAGTTACAAACGCAACTTCAACAGGTTATATTAGTGACGAGGGCGAATTCATAAGTATTGCACTTAATGAAGGACAACGTGATACATTGTATAGTAACTCAGTTAACCCAATTACAGCACTAAATGGCGCAGGCTTAGTTGTATTTGGTCAAAAGACTCGTGCAAGAAATGCTTCTTCACTAGACAGAGTAAACGTAGCACGTTTAGTTGTTTACTTACGTAGTCAGCTTAACAAACTTGCTAAGCCTTACTTGTTTGAACCAAATGACAAGATTACTAGAGATGAAATTAAAGCAGCAGCAGAAAGCCTATGCTTAGAGCTAGTAGGACAAAGAGCACTTTACGATTTCCTAGTTGTTTGTGATGAGTCAAACAACACACCAGGAAGAATAGACCGTAATGAGCTATACTTAGACATAGCAATTGAACCAGTTAAGGCAGTAGAGTTTATTTACATTCCGCTAAGACTTAAAAATACAGGAGAAATTGCAGGACTTTAATTAAGTAATTGGACCCCTGATAAAAGGGGTCCTTACTTTGATAAATACTAGCAACAGGAGAAAATATAAATGGCAATCTCAACATTATCAAAAATTACAGTACCACTAGCTAGTGACTCTAGCGCAAGTAACCAAGGCTTATTAATGCCTAAGTTACAATATCGCTTTAGGGTAACATTAGAAAACTTCGGAGTAAGTGGTAACACAACAGAACTAACAAAACAAGTAGTAGACGTAACTCGTCCAAACTTAACATTTGAAGAAATTACTTTAGACGTTTACAACTCAAGAAGCTACCTTGCTGGTAAGCATACTTGGGAACCAATTACACTTAATGTAAGAGACGATGTAAGTAACAACGTTACTAAGCAAGTTGGCGAGCAATTGCAGAAACAATTTGATTTCTTTGAACAGTCAAGTGCTGCTTCAGGCATTGATTACAAATTTGTAACACGTATCGAAATGTTAGACGGCGGCAACGGCGCTAACGAAGTAGGTGTATTAGAAACTTGGGAGTGCTACGGCTGCTTCTTAACTAATGCAAACTACAACACATTAAACTATGCTACAAATGATCCAGCAACTATTGCATTATCAATTAGATATGATAACGCAGTACAATCACCAACAGGTACTGGCATTGGTACAGCAGTTGGACGTACAGTTAATACTCTAGTAACTGGCGGCGGTGGCGCAGGCTAATTACTTAACTAAGTAGATTGTCAAACGAAAAAGGAGTCTTAGGGCTCCTTTTTTATTATATGCGCACTTTCCACTAAGGATAAATATTAGTATGGCAAATAAATTAAATGGATTCTTAGATAATTTTTTCAGCGGCGCAACTAACCCAAAAGGGATTGTTGGTGATTTCCAACATGCTCAAAGACTGTATGTTGATAGTGCATTTCGTCTTGCTCCAAAAACAAAATTTTTATATTTTATAAATTTTAATTTTACAGATTCAGTATTACGTGCATTTCCAAAAATGACACAGCGACATAGAGCAGAAATGAATATGTTGTGTAAGCAAGTAGACTTGCCTCAATATACTGCTGCTGTTGATACAAAGAATCAATACAACAGAAAAAAGAATATACAAACTAGATTAGATTATAGTCCGGTTTCTATCATTATGCACGATGATAATGTTGGTGTTACTAACTCGTTAATGCAAGCATACTATAGATATTATTATAGAGATGGAAATATATCGGACATTAGTGCAACATACGATCCTCGTAGTACATACAAAGAAGCAAATGGAAGAACATATCGATTTGGTTTAGACAATGATAAAGTCGAACCATTTTTTAAGAATATAAAACTATATCAGTTTAGTAGACATCAGTATCAAGAATACACTTTAGTTAATCCTATAATTACATCATGGGGACACGACACTATGGATCAAACAGACGGCCAAGGTGTTGTAGAAAATAAAATGTCACTAAATTATGAATCAGTATTATACTCTGATGGCGCAGTAGGCGAAGATGAACCGGCAACATTTGCTACTTCACATTATGACAAAACTCCAAGTCCACTAAGCGTTGAAGGTGGCGGCGTAGCAAACTTATTTGGCGGCGGCGGCATACTAGACGGAGCGTCAAGTGTGCTAGGTGATATTACAAGTGGTAATGTTGGCTTAGGCACATTACTTGGTGCAGCAAACACTATTAGAAACGCAAAAGATTTATCGTTAGATAGTATTAAACGAGAAGGCTTTGGATTATTAACTGATGCAGTTGTAAGTGCAGGACAGAATCCAAGCCCAGGCGGCATAACTGGCACATTTTTTGGTAAGACTTCCGGCAAGGGAACAGAAACTACACAAGCAACTAGTAAAAATAATAATTCAAGTGCCGCAGCTAAATCTGCAAAAATTGGACAAGCACAAGAAGCAAATAACTTACCAAATACACAAACAGGAACTTAAAGAATGGCATTTACAGGAAACATACCTCAAAAAAAGTTTACATCAAGTGACGACTCGGTTAGAGAATTCTTTGATAGTTACTATTCAGCAAGATTAGAATTTTCAGCTAATGAAGTTGACGCAGTAATTACGTATTTTGAAAAAAGAGGTTTTGAAAAAACAGCAGCGTATAGTATTGCAACTATACTAATGAAACAAGCAAAAATAGATCAGTTACCTGTTTTTAAATTATTAGATAGTTTAAAGGGATTTACTGAAGTACAACTTAGTACATTAGTTACAGAAATACTTAACTATAATCGATCTAAAACTAGTACGTTAGGATTTAGATTAGAAAATCAAGAAACTTTAGTTGAATCAAGAAATGTAGAAGTATTTGATACACCTGAAGATATTAATAACGTAGAAGAGGACTACTTAGTTCTTGGATATGTTGAACCAGGATATGTAGGAGACAACTAATGGCAATAATTTTAAGAGCAGATAAAGGAGATCCGTTAACATATGCAGAGATGGACGGAAATTTTATAGACTTAAACACTAGAGTTATAAGTGTAACAACTCTTGCATCAACTCCGGTACAATGGGACAGTATACAAAACAAACCAGATTTATTTGGTGGCAATTATAACTTTTTAACTAACAAGCCAACTATTCCTGTTAATTTACAGGACTTAGGAAATTGTTCAGATACTGGTGCTACTATTGGACAAGTACTACAATGGTCTGGTACAGAATGGGGACCAGCAGATGAAAGCAATACTGTAGATTTATCTTCTTATATTCAGGCTGGAACAGCTAATGCTATCACAGAAAATATGATTTTTGAAGATGTAGTTACGTCTAGAGAACTTGCATCTGGTGCAGTAGATACTGGCGTAGATACTCATTTAAATCAAAGTTCAGCAACTTCTAATCAAATATTAAGCTGGGACGGTACTGATTATGAATGGGTAGATCAAGCAGGCTCAGGCGCATCATATTCAGATTCAGACGCTATTAGTGCTGTCACAGGCTCCGATTTAGACATGGGCGGCAATAAAGTATTGTTTGGTAACGTGTATTCTACAGAAGCTGGCTTACCAGATGCTTCAGCATATCATGGTATGTTTGCACATGTACACGGAACAGGTGCTGCATATTTTGCACACAGTGGTAGTTGGGTACAACTTGCAAATAACGCAGATATCGGCGGCAGTTCATTTAGTGGAAGTTATACTGATCTAACAAATAAACCTACTATACCAGCAGATGTTAATGAGCTTTCGGACAACGACGGACTACTAGGCGGAGGCGGCGGGTCATCTTACACTGATGGTAATGTAGATACTCACTTAAATACAAGTGGTGCTTCAAGTGGGCAAATACTAAGTTGGGACGGTTCGGACTATGCATGGGTAGCAGACCAAACAGCATCAGCAAATGCAAATGCAAGTGGTATTGTATACGACTTAGCAGATCCATCAAACACAGTTATACTTTATTCGGGTGATGCAGTAACTGAGGCAAGATTTGCTGGTGATGTTATTAAAAGAGACGGCACAGTAGTTGTTGATGTTTCAAGTTCTAGTACTACGTTTACTGGTACGTTGGCAGGTACAGCAGCTGGTAATAGTACTACACCAACAGGCTCGCATACAATACTTAACGTGGGTACAGATGGCACAGACAGCAGTTTAACAATTAATGATATTACAGCTAACGGCGATGTTGACTTTACTGATGCAACAGTTACTATTAGTAACTTTACAAGTGCCGGTACTGGCAATTTATCACTAGATAGTGCAGCAAGTGTAAACATTACAGCAACAGATGATGTAAACATTAATGGCACAGCAAACTTTGATAGCGTGTTTAAATTAACACCATTAAGTTCTGCACCAACAAGTCCTGAGCCAGGAACATTTGCAGTAGCTGATAACGTCAGTTGGGACCCCGCAAACTCAGCTAATAGTAGACCTTACCCTGTATTTTGGGACGGCGCTATTTGGGTAAATCTATATTAAGGTAGAATTGAATGGAAAAAGAGTATTCAGTAATAGCAGTGTCAAGAGAACATTTACCTGATCTAGAAGCAGAAATTACTGCAAGCTCAGGAGAAGGACCTATACCTAGTAGAAGTGTTAACATTGCTAATGCTCGTCCAGGATCAAAAATACAAACACACTTTATGCTTACAGATGAAGAAGCCGAAGCACTACGATTAGATTCAAGAGTACGTGCAGTAGAAGAACCTCCCGAAAATAGAGACGATATCCAAATAGGATTAAATGCTAGTCAAAATAATATATTTTATAGAGGTGACAACAGTGCTACAGTAAATGTAAATTGGGGATTACGGCGTTGTATTGAGCCAACTAATGTATATGCTTCTTCGACTACTACAGCAGGCGATTATACATATTCGTTAACTGGCAAAGGTGTAGATATTGTAATACAGGATAGCGGCGTAGATGTAAATCATCCAGAATGGAATGATGCTAACGGCATATCTAGATTTCAAGTAATAGATTGGTATCAAGCAAGTGGTATATCAGGAACACAAGACGCTAGTTTTTATGATGATTACGATGGACACGGCACTCATTGCGCAGGCATAGCAGCTGGTAGAACTTATGGTTGGGCAAAAGACGCACACATATATTCACAAAAATTGAATGGATTAGAAGGAACTAATGATCCTGGAAATGGCATCCCAATATCAACTTCGTTTGATACAATACGTTTATGGCACAACGCAAAAACAAATGGTAGACCTACTGTTGTAAATATGAGTTGGGGTTATAGCACATCGTACACAGACGATCCAACAGGCGGCACATATAGAGGAACACCTTGGACATTTGCAGCCCAAACAGATACAGAGCTTTGGGATGATTACGGTATTGTTTCAAAATTTAATGGCAGCAATGGTAACGACGACTTTCGTAAGATACCGTCACAGGTTGCGGTCGTTGATGCTGAAGTTGAAGACATGATTAACGACGGCATCCATGTATGTATAGCAGCTGGCAACGATTATTACAAAGCAGATCTTCCTGCAGGCGCTGATTATGATAACACGGCTGTGTTTAATGGAAGCACAAGATTTTACCATAGACCCGGTTCTCCTTATAGTGCTGCTGCATTTAACGTAGGTAATATTGATTCTGCAGTTACTTCTAGTGTTGATAAGACAGCTGGATCTAGTAAAAAAGGACCTGCTGTTAGCTTTTGGGCACCCGGAACAGACATACAAAGTACATGTAGTATAAATTATAATACTAATAAATTTACAGCATTAGATTATCCACAAGATACAAATTTTAATATAATGAGTATAAGCGGAACATCTATGGCAGCACCGCAAGTTGCAGGCGTATTAGCATTATACTTAGAATCTCGTCCTAATTTGACACCTGCGCAATTAACAGAAATTATGATTGCTGATTCTAAATCAGTAATAAACGAAACGGCAAATAATGATAGTGATTATAGAGCTTTTACTACTAGTATTATGGGATCATACAATAGAATGATGTATTCTAAATATGGTCAACAAAATCCATATACTATAACTACACAAGCAGTACCACAAACTACATACAGTATCAGTGTAACATCATCTGGTTCGTCTAATTATGTATTAACAGGAAGTGACATTAATGGATCTTTTAATGCCCAAAACGATCCTAGTATAGAAGTTTATCAAGGAAACATCTTAGAGTTTACCCTAAATGTAAACGGACATCCGTTCTGGATTAAGACTGCTGCTGTAACAGGTACAGGTTCAACTGTAACCAGCGGTGTTATTAGAAATGGATTCGAATCCGGTGTGTGTACTTGGGACACAACAGGTGTTGCACCTGGTACTTACTATTACATCTGTGAATTCCACGGCAGTATGGTAGGTCAAATTATAATTTCATCAGAAGAATAATGATATGCCTAAGTATGCTCAAGGTAAATTTAAATTAAAAAATCCTGAAAAATATATGGGTAATAAAACTCCAACATATCGAAGTAGTTGGGAGTTTGCATTTATGAGATTCTGTGACGAACATCCTAGTGTAACGCAATGGGCAAGTGAAGCAGTAAAAATACCGTATCGACATCCTCTTACTGGAAAACAAACAATATATGTACCAGACTTTTTTATTGCATATGCAGGTAAGACTGGAAAAAGTAAAGTTGAACTTATTGAAGTAAAACCAGAAAACCAATCATTAAAAGAAAAGACAGGCAAGAGTCGAGCTAATCAAGCTCATTGGATTATCAATCAAGCCAAGTGGGAAGCAGCAAGAGCATGGTGTAAACAACAGGGAATATTTTTTAGAATTGTTACTGAAAATGATATTTTTCATAACGGCAAAAGAAGATAATGGCTGTAATTATAAGTCCTCACAATAGTATCTTTGTACATATTCCTAAAACAGGCGGCAGCAGTATACAAAAATGGTTATTAGATAACACATCTAGCCAAGTAACAAAAGCTACTAAGCATCACACATTACAGGCACTTGAAGCAAAGTACGGAAGGTTTGACTTTAGTTTTGCAGTTGTACGAAATCCTTGGGACTGGTGTGTAAGCTGGTATTTCTTTACTAGAGATAGAGCGTTACGCAGGATTAAAAACCCTAGAGAAAAAGGTAAATTTAGTTTAGAATACAATCAACAAGTTCTAGAAAACTTTGAAAAAGGCTTTGAATACTTTATAGAAAAAACACAATTAAAAGATCAACATCATAGGACTATAGGTGTATCCTATATTATGAAATTAGAAAATATAAACCACGACATACAACTTCTAAAAGATAAATTTAATATTAAACAAGAGTTACCATACTTAAATACCTCGTCTAGAAATAAAGATTATAGAGAATATTATAACGATAATACCAAACAAATAGTAGCAAATAAGTTTAAAAACGATATTGAAACATTTAAGTACAAATTCTGATAAATAAAACTAGCATATAATGGAATAGATTGATGACTAAAAAACTAGAAGAATTATTAGATTTGCCTGATTCAAAAGAAATTATTGAAAAGGCAGTATCACAAGAAAAAGAACAGCAAAGTCATGAAGTGGATAGACAACAAGAAACTATGCGTGATATAGCTGAGTTTGATAAGATTGCAGGAGCATTACCAGCAGTAAGAGGACTTGGTCAAAAAGCAGACGAAGAACTTGAAGACATTGCATCACGTGCATTAGAAGCATATGATGATTTAATGGACTTAGGAATGAATGTTGAAAGTCGCTATGCTAGTAGAGTATTCGAAGTAGCAGGCGGAATGTTAAAAACATCATTAGACGCTAAGACTGCTAAACTAGATAAAAAGTTAAAAATGATCGAGCTGCAACTTAAAAAAGATAAAATGGATAGAGACTCTAATGCAAATGGTGCCGGAGATGTTATTCATGGCGAAAATTATATGGTTACTGACAGAAACAGTCTCCTTGAGAAGCTAAAAGGTCTCGATAAAGATAAATAATATATAATAGGACAATACGCAATGAAATCTTTTACAGAATATTTAACAGAGTCTAAAAAGGCTTACCCATTTAAAATAGCAATCGCTGGCGAGTTACCAGACGGCTTTAATGATCATCTAAAAACTTGTTTAGAAAGATTTAAAGTATCTAATATAACAACTGGTAAAAAAACACCAATCCAAGAACGTCCTTTAGATTTTCCAAACTTACATAATATGGAAGTTACACATTTTGAAGCAGAGTTAACATACCCGACAACTGCTCAAGTGTTAGGAGAGTACTTAGATAGTTGTTGTGATTGTCCAGCAGGACATATTGTTGTACGTGGCGAAGGCGACCCGTTAGAAGATGCACAAGGTACTCCAGTACCAGATACATATGAAGTAAAGTTAACCCAAGAAGACATGGGCGGTGAGTCTGCACAAGAATCTGTAGCAGGTGATAGAGTAATGGACTTGCTTAAAGAGTTAGAAGTAGCCCGTAAAGAAAGAGAACACGATCCAGCTGCCGCTGCACCAGTAGGCGAAAGCAGCGATATAAAGAATGAAGAGAACGCTACATCAGTAGTAGGAGGAAAATAACAATGGATATGAAAAAACTTTTAGAATCTATGGACGAATGTGGAATGAATGAAATGCCTGGTATGCCAGCAATTCCGCCACAAGAAGTAGACAAAGGAAATCCAGTAACAGTAAATGTGTCAATGAATGCAAGTGGTAAAGAGCACGTAGCAGACTTATTAGACATGATGAAAAATGCAGGATTAGGTGGCGCAGAAGAAGTAAGTGCTAAGACACTTTCTCCGCGCATGGACATGGAACGTTTAGCAGGAATTATGGACGATCCAAAGATTCCAGGTAAAGACGATGTACCAGGTGATTCAGATACAAAAGATAGTAGCTGCAATGATGATTTAGATATGGACGAAGATGGATATGCTAACGCTCCAGATACAAGAGTAGGCGATATGCAAGACGTTACACCTGATGGCGATGACTTACATCGTTCAAAAGACCGTAAAGCAATTCGTACTAATGATCCTGCGTTAGAAAATATCAAAGCTGATCTATATGCAGCACTAAGCGAAAAGAAAGGCAAGCCAGACTTTTTAGACTTAGATAAAGACGGCGACAAAAAAGAGCCAATGAAGAAAGCAGCCAAAGATGCAAAAGTAAAAGAAGACGACAAAAAAGGTTGTCCAAAATGCAAAGGCAAGACACTGCTAAAAGCATGTTCAAGCTGCGGCTGTAGCTAATAACAAAAGATAACCAGCAAACTCAATAGCACCTCCGGGTGCTATTTTTTTGGTTAAATACTAGTATGGCAGCATCATTAGACGGCGTCTTAATTAAGAAGGCGAATAAAACAGAAACGTTTACAGAAGAGCATATTGCAGATTTGCAAAAGTGCATGGATCCTGACGAAGGATATTTACACTTTGCAAAACACTTTGCATTTATACAGCATCCTGTAAAAGGTAAGTTGTTGTTTGATCCTTATGAGTATCAGTTACGTTTGATGCACAGCTATCACAACTTTCGCTTTAACATTAATATGATGCCTAGACAAACAGGTAAAACTACATGTGCTAGTATCTATCTAGCATGGTATGCAATGTTTAATCCTGATCAAACAATACTTGTTGCTGCGCACAAATATACAGGTGCGCAAGAGATTATGTCACGTATACGGTTTGTATATGAAACGTGTCCGGATCATATTAGAGCAGGTGTTACAAGTTACAACAAGCAATCAATTGAATTTGAAAATGGGTCACGTATTGTAGCACAAACTACAACAGGTAATACAGGACGTGGTATGAGTATATCATTACTATACTGTGACGAGTTTGCATTTGTACAACCTAATATTGCAGAAGAGTTTTGGACTTCAATATCACCTACACTAGCAACAGGCGGTAGAGCTATTATTACAAGTACACCCAACTCAGACGAAGATACATTTGCTATGATTTGGAAACAAGCAGAAGAAAAATTTGATGCACACGGTAATGAAACTGAACTAGGAACAAATGGGTTTCACAGTTTTGTAGCAGAATGGAGCGAACACCCAGATAGAGATGAAAAATGGAAAGAAGAAGAAATTGGACGTATTGGCGAAGAAAAGTTTAGACGCGAATACGGTTGTGAGTTCTTAGTATTTGACGAAACACTAATTAATTCAATCAAACTTAGTGCTATGGAAGGCCAAAGACCTATATTAAATATGGGACAAACACGTTGGTATAAAAAGCCTACCAACCAATTTACATATGCTATAGGATTAGATCCTAGCATGGGTACTGGCGGCGACAATGCTGCTATACAAGTGTTTGAGTTGCCTAGTTACGAGCAAGTAGCAGAATGGCAACACAATCAAACTGGGATTCCAGGACAAGTAAGAGTACTATCAGATATATGCAAATACATCGAAAGCGAAACAAGAAATCCAAACGGAATATATTGGTCAGTCGAAAATAACGGCATTGGCGAAGCAGCATTAATCGTTATAAACGATTTTGGGGAAGAGAATATACCAGGACTATTTGTGTCTGAACCTATTCGAAAAGGACATGTGCGAAAGTTTCGAAAAGGATTTAATACTACACACAGTACAAAAATTACAGCATGTAGTCGTATGAAAACAATGATTGAAAACGATAAAATGACTGTACGTAGTAAGACTTTATTATCAGAGTTAAAAGGTTTCGTAGCAACAGGTAGTAGCTTTCAAGCAAAGTCTGGAATGACAGACGACTTAGTTAGTGCTACTTTATTATGTATTAGAATGATGGCTGTTCTTAAAGACTGGGATCCCAGAATTTACAATACGTTTAATCAAGCAGAACAAGACGAAGATTATGAAGCACCAATGCCAATCTTCATTAGTAGCAACTTTGGATAAATAATATTAATATGAACAAACTTGATCAAACAGCAAATGAATTATTTTCAAAGATACGTGGGCGATTTGCCAATGTAACTATTGGAGACGGCCAAGGAAATGTAGTAAACGATCCTACTCAAGCAAGATTTTTTGAATTTCCTTACAACGACAAAACACAAGACTTGGGTAATGTAAGCATATCATTATCAGAAGAAGACGGTGTTGTAATAATGTATCATAAAGGCGTTGTAGAAAATGCTGTTTCAAAAAGTTTATGGTTTGATTTTTTAAAGGAATTAAGATCTTTTTCAAAGAAAAGAATGTTATCGTTTAACACTAGAGACATTACAAAATCAAATTTAGAGAAAAGAGATTATAAATACCTTGCAACAAAGACTGGGGACGACAACATGAACGAATCAAAATTATACGGAACTAGCCGCATTAGCTATCAAAATGTAGGCGAAGCACGTATTATGATTAAGCACACAGAAAGCATTAATCAAGAAACAGCAGTAGGACGTACACGTAGTATTGGAAAAATATATATCGAAAGTGCAGACGGTGAAAGATTTAGATATCCATACAAACACCTAAGTGGTGCTAGAGCAATGGCACGCCATGTCGCTGAAGGCGGACATGCATATGACGACTTTGGTAAGCATATCGTAAGCCTTTCAGAAGAAATGGCTAAACTACGTAAATTTAAAAACTACATGGGTCGTTCAGCAGTAATGGCAGAAAGTTTAGCAGGATACACAGATATTGTTAAAGAGCGTATTGCTACAGTTAAGAAGACTATCGAGAGCTTACAAAAGCCAGCATATTACAAAGAAACATTTGAAGCATTTGAAACCCCAGTACTAGAAGATGTTCCGAGTGATGTTGCAGAAAATTGGATTGACCAATTAACTATTAAACAGTTTAATGAAGAACTAGCAGATGTATTTCCGTACATTTATAATCTAGTAAGCGAAGCAACTAAAGCAACAGAGATTGGTCCAGACGAATTAGACGAAGTTGCAGGACCAGACAAATGCTGGGACGGTTATAAGAAAGCCGGTACGCAAAAAGGTACAGGTAAGAACAAAGGTAAGCGTGTAAACAAGTGTGTTCCAGAAGATGCTGAACTAGAGGCAGCATTTGAAGCTAGTATGGGTCAGTTTGCTGAAGGCGAAACTAACGAAACACAAGAAGGCAAAGTAGGAACTATGGCGTTGTTTGTTACTGATCAAGATGGTGGCGAACACGAAGTAGAAGTTGAAGTTGAAATTAAAAACGGTAAGCCGGAGATAGTTGCTAATACATTACCTGGTCCAGAAGACATGCTTTATTGGGATGACGCTGACATTCAACAACAGGCTGATGAAGCATTCCGAGACGGTGATATCGAGTTTGACGAAGGCAATGCATACTCAGGCGCTGTAGCAAAAGCCAAAATGAATGGCAAGAAAAAGGGCGATGAAATTGATGGCCCAGACGGCGAAAAGATTAAGTTAGAAAAAGAAGAACAAAAGACACCATTAGGCGAGTTTATATTATCATATTACGATAGACAAATAGGCGAGTTTCCGAAAGGCGAAACAGCAGTATTAACTATGATTGAAAAAGATTATGGCGAAGAGTTCATAGAACCCGCAAAGGCGTTTATCGAAAAAATTAATTCTTTATATGACGACTACCAAATGCAAGCTCAACCGCAGCAAATGGAAGTACAAGACGAAGGCGATTTTGACAGAATGAGAGAATTAGCAGGTTTAAGATAATCTGCTAATACTCATAAGTTTTTAAGTTTTTCTTTAAAAAAGACTTGACATTGTTTGTAGAGATGTTATACTTATAACTGTGCTACAAACACTAAAAGGCACAAGAGTAACAATGTAGTTGCTCTGCATATAGGCATTATTATAGGAGAAAAGGCACTATGGCATCATTAGCAGAAATCCGAGCAAAGCTCAAAGAACAAGAAACCCGCTCATCAGGCGGTGGACAATCACAAGGTCCAAACCCAATTTACCCATTTTGGAATATGAAAGAAGGCGAGAGTTCAACTCTACGTTTCCTTCCAGACGGCAACGAAGATAATACTTTCTTCTGGGCAGAACGTTTGATGATTAAACTTCCATTTGCGGGTATCAAAGGAGAAACAGGTAGTAAGCCTGTACAAGTACAAATTCCATGTATGGAAATGTACGGTGAAACATGTAATATTCTAAATGAAGTACGTGGTTGGTTTAAAGACTCAAGTCTAGAAGACATGGGTCGTAAGTACTGGAAAAAGCGTTCATACGTATTCCAAGGCTTTGTAACTGACAATCCAATTGCAGACGATCAGTCACCTGAGAATCCAGTTCGTAGGTTTATTATTGGTCCGCAAATCTTTAACATCATTAAGCAAGCACTTATGGATCCAGACATGGAAGAATTGCCAACAGATTACACTGCTGGTGTAGACTTCCGTCTTAACAAAACAAGTAAAGGTGGATACGCAGACTATTCGACTTCAAACTGGGCTCGTAGAGAGCGTCCGTTAGGAGACACAGAAATGGCTGCTGTTGATACACACGGCTTGTTTAATCTTAGCGACTTTTTGCCTAAGAAGCCAGATGCAACTGCACAGAAAGTAATGCAGGAGATGTTTGAAGCATCTGTAGACGGCGAAGCATATGATGCAGAGCGTTGGAGTTCATACTTCCGTCCAGCAGGCATGTCACAAGCAACTGGCGATCCAGTAGCACCTAAAGCGGCAACACCAGCACCGGCAGCGGCAGCACCAGCACCAGCAACAGAGGCAGCACCTGCTCCAGTAGCAGAGCCAGCACCAGCGGCTGAGGCAGCACCTTCAACTGAAGGTAGTGCAAGCGACATTCTAGCAATGATTAGAGCACGTCAAGGTTAATAAAACAATAACCGTTACTAGCAAAACCGAAGCAGAGATTCATGGTTTACCTGTCAACACTTCAAACGCTAGTAACGGCACTTTTTAGATAGGAGAATATTATGGCGAATAAATCATTCGACCCAACAAGGTTTCGTAAGGACCTAACAAAATCCATCTCAGGTATGAGTAGTGGATTTAACGATCCTAAAGATTGGATCAGCACAGGTAACTATGCACTAAACTATCTTATTAGTGGCGACTTTAATAAAGGTGTTCCGCTTGGTAAGGTAACTGTGTTTGCAGGTGAATCCGGCGCAGGTAAATCATATATCTGTTCAGGTAACATTGTAAAGGCAGCACAAGATCAAGGTATCTTTGTAGTACTAATTGACTCAGAGAATGCACTTGATGAAAGTTGGCTACATGCATTAGATGTAGACACATCTGAAGAAAAACTATTAAAACTGAATATGTCAATGATTGATGATGTTGCTAAAACATTGTCAACATTTATTACAGATTACAAAGCAATGGATGAAGAAGACCGTCCTAAAGTATTGTTTGTAGTTGACAGTTTGGGTATGTTACTAACACCTACTGATATCGATCAGTTTAACAAAGGTGATATGAAAGGTGATATGGGTCGTAAGCCCAAGCAGTTAACATCACTTGTTCGTAACACAGTTAACATGATTGGTTCATTGAATGTCGGACTAGTATGTACTAACCACACATATGCATCGCAAGATATGTTTGATCCAGATGATAAGATTAGTGGCGGTAGTGGCTTTATCTATGCATCAAGTATTGTTGTTGCAATGAAAAAGATGAAGCTGAAAGAAGACGAAGACGGTAACAAGATCAGTCAAGTTATGGGTATCCGTGCAGGCTGTAAAGTTATGAAGACTCGTTATGCAAAACCGTTTGAAGGTGTACAAGTAAAGATTCCATACTCAACAGGTATGAATCCGTATAGTGGTTTGCTTGAATTATTTGAAGCAAAAGATATTATTAAAAAGCAAGGCAACAGACTTGCATACACTACACTTGATGGTGAAGAAATACTTGATTATCGTAAAAAATGGATTGGCGAAAACCTTGATAAGGTAATGTCAGATTACTTAATAAAAGAAGCACAAGTGGTAAATACCGACGATGCTTCAGAAGAAGTTAATGACGACCAAATCGAGGAACTAGTAGATAATGGATGAAGAACAAATTGCTGATATATGGGTTTTATTTAAGGAATACTTAGATAAAAAGCAGGTAGAAATTGTTGCAGAAAAGTATATTGATATGCTTGCAGACTATGGTGTTGATGATCAACAGATGAAAGAACTGTTTGGTATTGATGCACTACTTGATGAAGCAATTGGCTACTATCTAGATATTGATGCAGATAATTATATTGATGATGATGAATGGGATTAAATAATGGGTTGGTATAGTGAAGTATCTCGAGACATTAGTAACATACCTAAGGCTGTAGCACACTTTGAAAATGAACTAGTTGACGCTCGTAAAGAAGTTAAACTAGTTGGTAATGTAGAACGTGCGGCTGCAAATATGCCTGGTATTGTCGAGCATAGGTTTAATCAACTACAAGAAATTGAAGCTATACTAAACTACCTAAACATTGAGCTACGTAGATTGCGTAGCTCATTCTTCAAAAAATATCTAGAGAATTATCAGCGAGCTCTGTCAAGCCGCGACGTTGAAAAATACGTCGACGGTGAGGCAGACGTTGTTGATTATGAAAAAATTATTAACGAGTTTGCACTAATGCGTAACAAGTGGTTAGGTGTACTTAAAGCTCTTGATCAAAAGCAATGGCAAATTACTAATGTTGTAAAACTTAGAGTAGCAGGTATGGAAGATGCAACATTATGATGCACCTTACCGAAACAAGAGGTAATTATATCTGGCCAAAGACCGATACAAGATGTTATAATTACATGATGACACATTTTGATTTGCCAGAGCAAATTTGCAAGTTTGTACCTAATAAAAAAGTTTGTGTTCAAGCTGGCGGAAACATGGGTGTATATACTAAAATGTATGCTGAACAATTTCAACATGTATATACGTTTGAACCTGAGCCTTTGAACTTTTACTGTTTAAATCAAAATGTTACTGAACCAAATGTATTTAAATATCAAAGTTGCATCGGTAAAGATCGCAAATTAGTAAATTTAAAAATAAAAGAAGCTAACAGAGGTAAAACTCATGTAAGCAAAGCTGGATCTATTCCAACCTTGCAGATTGATGACTTAGGATTAAATGTATGTAATCTAATACATTTAGATATTGAAGGGTTTGAATTATTTGCATTACAAGGTGCAATACAAACCATACGAAGATGTAAGCCAGTTGTTGTAGTAGAATATTTTGAAAAAAATGCTGTACGCTATGGATGGACATTGGAACAATTAGAATCATTATTAAAACAGCACGGTTACAAGTTTGAGCATAATATTGAAGAAGAAAGGATTTATATTCCTGCATGACAAAATCAATTCCTGCTTATATCATACGTCTTAAAGAAAATGAACATTCGTGTAAGATGGCAAAAGATTGCTTTGACCAAGCTATCGTACACGGATTATCTCCAGTTTACTTTGACGCAATTAACGGCAATGATGCAAAATTTCACTATGAAAAAACAGGCATTAAATTAAAACGAAAAATGAAAAAAGGCAGACTAGGTGTATTAGGATGCTTCTTTAGTCATTATTATCTATGGCTAAAATGCGCACGGACTAATACGCCCTTTGTTGTTTTAGAACATGACGGTTACATGTTAAAACCCTTGCCAGAAAATATATTAGACACATTTGAAGATGTATTAAAATTAGATAGATGTAATCCTTATAATAGTTCTTATGACAAAGTATTAGAAGAAGAATCAACCTTAAACCTATCAATAGAAAAATATACAAACTTACAAAATAAAAATCCTGTTAAAATTGGCACTGGCAATTATTTTAAAGGCGCATATGCATATATAATTAAACCAGCAGGCGCAAGAAAGATACTAAAACATATTAGACAAAATGGCCATGTAACAGCAGATCAACAAATTGGCGATTGGGTTGTAGATACTCGAACAACTGTTCCTAGTTTAGCAAGACTGCATCCGTTTTATGCAATAGGAAACAATATAAGGTCAGAAAGTTTAACACGCAATCTAAAAGAAAATTAATTAAAAAGTATACTTAAAAGTATCTAAGTCTTTTTCAAAATATTTTTGCACAACTAACTTCATTTCGTAATCATATTGATCTCTATAATATCCGTGATTACTTTTATTGAGATGTCCTAACGGAGCATCACACCCTAGCCAGTCCTGTATTTGCTTAAAGTCTTCATTTAATGTTTCAGTCTTAAGAACAAAGTCAACGGTATCGTTGTTATACCAATCTACTTGATTTTGCATTATATAACTAGACCAAATTTTATCAGTAGGATTATGAGCAGCTTCTCGAACCCAAACTTTAAATCCTCTTTTGTATGCCCGCCATGCATATTTGTCCCACGGCTGTGCTTCAGCTAATGTACCTTGTTGTACAGCATATAGTCGAGAATGTGCTTGTTCTCCCATGTAATGAAACCAACTTAGTAAGCGTGAATACGGGTTCCTAACACATGCAAAATGATGTGCCGGAGTTCCAAATTCATCTGTGTACTTGCTATAGTCAAGATGCTTTAGGCCACGCTTTTCGTGATCTTCAAAATTTTGTTGCATCCATTTAAGAATGCTAGTGCCGCCAGTTTTAGGTATGTGTATAAACACAGCATCGTGTTTTGGTAAGTATATGCTCATATAGTATTTATACTATTAACTACGCACATAAATATCAGTATGGATATAGTTTTAGTTACAGGTGGTTTTGATCCATTGCATTCAGGACACCTAGCATATTTTAACGAAGCAAAGAAGCTCGGCGACAAACTTATTGTTGGTGTGAATAGCGACGA